ATTGTTGATAGATATCATCAGTGTCCGTACCAGTATCACTTCTACTTGGGCCTTTACCGCCTCTTCCCGCAGCTGCATCAAAAGTATCTTGCATTGATCCATAACCTGAACCAGCTGTACCAAAGTCAACAAAACTTGGAATACCCATAGGTGTCATGATACCAGATCCACCAGCAGCTTTTAACATATCAGCTTCTTTTGGGTTTATGTAAGCAAGAAACTCACCTTCAGGTGCCATTGCTTTAGCATCATTTAATGACATGCCACCCTCTGCTAATAACTGCCGTGCTATTTGTGCTCTTGTTATACCCATTATCTTCTACCGTCTGGTTGTATGTCTAATCTAAACGTGCCTAACTTCCAGTCTTGATTAGTGCTTGTGTTTTCTACTTTAAGTGCAATTGCTCTAGCTCTTGCCCTAGTATCTACCTTATCTGTTGATGAGGTAACTGTAAAGGGTCCTAATGACGAACTAGCCGCTGCATTGTTAGAATAGTTACGTAAATTCAACGTAACTCTAGTATCTCCTGTTTGTGATATAAAATCAGGTATAAATCTTCTAATCTTCATAATAAACTCACCATCTCCTCTAAGGGTTACACCTTGTCTTTGATCTTGTGTAATATCAAAATCACCTGATGTTATAGTTCCTGTTATAGCAGTTACTGTACCACCTTTAACTTGGTCTGTTCCTGTTTCATGTTGATAGTACGTTGATACACCATCTGTGTTTCCTTGAACATATGTTGCTGAACTAGAACCTTCAACACCATCAGCGTCGTATTCTAATGCATGAGGACTACCAAATACTGCAGAATCTGCCCAAGCCGTTCTAGCTAAACTACCAACAGCCCATACCGGTCTTTGTGGTGTTGAGTCAAAGTAATTATAAGATACCATTCTATTTACCACAGATGAACTTGATGTTGGATAGAACCACATAATTTCACCAAACAAATTATTAAGTCCTGCAGATATCATCTGATTACCAGAATCTAAATTAATATCATCATAAACATAATCTTCTACTAAACACGGTAATGATTGAAGTGCTCCAGAATATTTAAAGAAACCATTTTCAGATAACCAGTATGCTGCACCGTCTACTTCAACAACTGCATTTTTACCAGCTAATCCACAGTTTGTTCCTGCTTGTACGAAAGCAAATGTAAAAGGTTGACCAACAAAACGCATTAAGAATAATGCTGTGTCTGTGTATACATAGATTGCATCTCTACCTCTAATCGCTCCCATGATCCGTGATCCGTCGGCCAGTCTCTGTGTACCAGCGTCATTGGTTGCTGTAGGTGTATAAGTGTTTATATCCTCAACAGAAGAGAACCTAATAAACATATCATCTTGTGTAGACTTTGTACCAATCGTTGTTTCTGTACCAAAGAATACTAAGTGTCTGTCCGGTGTAGATACCAACATGTGTCTTGATGCTGTTGGTGCACCAGATATAATTGTAGCTCTTGTAGATGTTGCATCGGTTGCTGCAGAATTCCATTCAAAACATTCACCGTCTGTAATTAAACAAATAGCTTTGTCACCAAAGTTATCTAGTGACCACATACCAGGATCAACAATCAAGTCACCTGATGCTGCTTCACCCCATGCTACATAACTAGAAGAACTTGTAACAGTTGCTCCACCTGAGTGTGATGCTGCTGTAGTATTTCTTACTCCTCTTGTTACTCCAGATAAAACATTAGATGTAATTCCTGTGTAAGATATTTCCTCTGTTCCTATCTGTATGTAGTTAGTTCCTGATGATGGAAACTGTGATGCGTCTGTTAATGTAATACTTGTTGCACTATCTGTAATACCTGAAGCTAGAGTTGTAGTAAATGCTCCTACTTCTTGTCCACCCCAAGTTCCAAGAGACCAACCAAAACCCTGTGACTGCACATCGGGTCCTATGTGATAATAATGTCTAACTCTAATACCACCAGACTCTGTTGCACCCGATCCAGATTCATTTGATGGCATGGTGATAGTAAGCGTGTTTGATGATGGCACTGTTGTAACCATAAATCTTATGTCATCGAAGTTTGCTGCTGCGTAATTTGAATTTGTAATAGCTGTAAAATTATCTAATAGAATAATGTCTCCTGCTTCAATACCGTGATCAGTAGAAAAATTTATAGTAACAACAGCTGATCCATTAGTTGTGCTAAATGCGTTTGTAAGTGTAGTTGTAGATTTAATAGGATGGATGTCGTAAAACACACCACCTGAGTATGCATATAAAATTCTGTTCGTCCCTATGATAGAATACTTTTGACCAGAACTATTTGTAAATTGATGTAAACCTCTGGCAGCTCCAGTTACATTGTCAGCTCCTAGCTGTTTCCAACCACCTATTTTTTCAGGTGTGCCGTATCTAAACCTGACATTATCACAATCTATCCACTGGCTTTCTGCACCAGTAGAAGTGATCTGTTTGTTTATTCCAGGTAAAAAACCAATCTTTTGTAGCATAGATCTCCAGATTATAATAGATTGCGTTGATGTTCAACGTTATTTGACTATTCCTAGCATAGGTCTTTTATCATATAAATTAGACTTTGCAAACTGTCCATCTGCATGATTATAGTGTAAAAACACTTGACCACATAACTTGCCTGTAAAAGGTTCTCTCCAATGTTCTAATTCACAACCAGAGTATATAAGCATATCGCCTTGTTTTAGGTCCACTTTTATACCTTTGGGTGCACCAGACTTATGTATGTTCTTATACTCGTCTATGACGTTGTCAGACCCCGTAGGATCGATAAATATAGGCCATGGATCTCCACCTAGGTTTAATGTGGTAGATATTTCACAGCTAGGTCTATCCTTGTGTCTTTTTAAAATATTACCTTTTCTATACAGTCTTGTGTAAGAATATGTAGGAACTAATTTAAGTCCTGTTTTCTTCTGCATTACAGCTATGGTTTTTACTAGTAATGTCTCCATAAGTCTGTCGCCATATTTAGCGTAAGAGTTTGGAACTTGTGGGTCATTAAAATTACCTACAAGTTTATTGCCTTTATGAGTCATGCCATTTTCTAACATCCAAAAATCTGCTTCTGCTGATATTTGTAAATAGGTATAGGCTAGGGCTGCTACTTCTTTAGATATGGCACCACGTATTACTTGATATTTATTTTTTTTAAACATATTTATGTTTTACTTTTTCATACCAAGGAGGCATAATTTGATCTATCATACCATCTTTGTTTCTTCTTATTTGTATATCTTTACCTAATTTAAACAAAGATCTAATTTCATCGTCTGATTTAAGTTCTCTACCTTCAGGTCTATAATTAGGGTCATAGCTATTTATTATAATAGGCACTTCTTTATACCCTAAAATTTTTGCTGCTGTCATTCTATTGTTTCCAACAATTACTTTAATTTTTTTACCATAATGATGTCCATACTCTGCATATACAGGATCAAGCATGCCATGTTTTTTCATAGAGTTTAAAAGAGAAATTTTAAAATTAATTTCTTCTTTATGAAATTCAGGTCTATCTATATATTCAATTTTTTCTATGGGCAGTTTTGTATAAGTAATCATATTTGTATAAAATTATATGATACAGATATTCTCCAATTCTTCTCACCTTTTTCGGTATTCATATTTATATCAACACCATGAGGTAGCCAAGATGGAAAGAATATCATACGTCCTTCTATAGGTTCATAAGCACATACTCTCCATAATTGCTCTGGTAAATTATCTACTCTTCTAGGCATATGTTGATTTGGTCCTGGTCTAGGATCTTCTAAAAATAATTTACCTGATTTTTTCGGTACCTTAATATAGTATACACCTGACCACATAGAGTTGGGATGTGTATGTGTTTTATTGTAACTGTAGGTTGGATTAATATTAGCCCACATGTTACCAAGACCTAGTTTGCCTTCTATACCATAATCTTTATTACACTCGTAAGCCATTTTAAATAATTCATCAATTAAAGGTTTGTATTCTTTTTTCCTATCCATATTTGTTTTGCTGTGCCAACCAAAACCAGAGTTGGTTTTAACTTCACCTTTAGGATCTGCTTTTCGCCACTTCTTTATTTCTTTAAATAAATATTTATTAAATTCTTTTGCGTTAGGTAGATCTTTAAAATAAACAGCAGTTGGAAATAGTATTTTTCTTTGTAGTTGACTCATTTAAATGGCGGTCCTCCAAACCACATCACTAATGATTTTCTGACCCCCTTTTTAACTGGAGATACTTTGTGTCTTAAAAATGATGCAAAGAATATGGCTTGTCCCTGTTTTAGGGTTAGTGGTTTTTGTTCACCCAGATCTGAAAATAAAAGATCTCCGCCTGTAAACTCTGATGGATCTGATAACAAACATGTCATGGATATTTTACGTATAGGGTGTGAGCCCTCTTGGCCAAAAGGATTTAGATCCATGTGCCAATCATAAAAACCTTTTTTAGGGTATACGGTAAATTGTGCAGGTTCTGTAATTTGAACTCCATCAAAACCAAAGTGATTTAAGTTTACAATAGAGAGTTGGTTCTCAATTACTTTGTACATCTGTGTTAATTTATCAAAAGGTATCCAAGATATTGTTGTAACTCTTCTTTTTGTATCGTATATACCCTTTTTATTCCCACCAACTTTCGCTTGTTCAGGTGCACATTGATGACCAGCATCAATAATCATTTTACATTGTTCAGGTGTAAAGATAGGTTGTGTAGTTGTAGCAACATAAGATTGCCATGTTGGCATTCTAGGAATCATTTTATATATCTAACTCCTCGTTTTGTCCCATGCCTGTTCGTGATGCTACAGGATTATACTCAACATCTACGTTACAAACTAATGTTCTTCTTTTTTCTTTTGTTCCGTTAAACGGATATACGCAGTGTCTCATGTCGTATGGAAAAACATAAAAGTCTCCTATCTTCATATTGGGTGAATAATCTGTTTTACAAAATTGTCCGTTAGATGCTCCAATAATTTGTAATCGTCCATTCATAGGTCTTTGCGGTGCTGAATACTCTATGCCTGTTTCTTTTGGTAATTTCATAATCATTACAGAAGACAAGCCTGTGTATAGTTTACCTTGATGTATGTGAATTGGATTATATTCATGTGCTTTCATCTCATTAACCCAAATAGAATTTATAGATTTTTGTGTTGGACCTATCTTGTTCCAATTTGTGTAGTGGTCAAAGATATTATGAAACCATTTTAATATATCATCCGGTAAAAAACAATGCTGATGCATTTTATCATTATCAGGACCAGAATAAAATAATGATACTTCGTCTTCTATTTTACCAACTAATTGTTTATTTGCTTTCGGTAATTCTTTCTTACGTTTTTCATAAATTTCATTAAGACCCACGAATACTTCTAAAGGGACTTGGTATTTTAAAATCGTCTGACCTAAATAAACGAAATCAAATTTCATTTTAATTTTTTAGTTTTCTTATCGTCTAAAGATAAAGTGTTTTCTTTCAATCCTTTTTCCAAAGCTTCTAGTTGTCCTAATATATTAAAAACTTCTGGTTGAGTTGTACCAGGTGTAATTGTTTCTTTCTGTCTTTGAAACCTTAATAGGTAAGATTTAGCTTGGTGAGTATTAACATCTCTCTTATCAAAGTTACCATCATCAAACTCTTTCTTAAGTTTAGACCAAAGAGAAACTTCTCTCATTCTATGTTTAGCAACTAACTCCATTTGTGCTTTACTATATAACTTCTCTTCTAGATTTATTTGCTTAAGTTCTTTTTCTAATGAATCTTTTTCTTTTTTAATATCCCTTTGTAGTTTTTTTATTTCAACTTCATTTTTCCTAGCATCAAATGATAGGTGAACTAAGTTTTCAAAGTGTGTATTCTGCTCTCTTACAGATTGCCAATACTTTGCAGCTTTCGTTGGATATTTGTTATCTGATAACACAGAGAATCTCATTTCTGTTTCTGTACGAAACATTTGTTTCTTCATCCATGTATCTTGTAGTTCGGGTATTAATTTCTTAAAATTTTTAACATCATCCTTATCTAAGATGTTTGTTAAATACTTTGACTCTGTTTCTAATTTAGTCGCAATATTGCGTTTTTCTTTTGACATGCTATCTCCTTTATTCATTTCTAATGTCTTTATATACCTTTCTATATAAAGGTCAAGTCTACGATATAGTTACTGTAGACAATGCAGCTTCTACTGTCCATTCCTCTGTTGCACCACCTGCAGGTGTTCTTGCTCTATATGTGCCTGCACCTGTTCCTTGTGTTGTTCCATGTGATGTTTCTGATGCTGTAGCCATGTCGTTCATTTCTGTCCAAGATGTGCCATTCCAAAACTCTGTATTGTCAATTACTGGTGGACCACCTCCAAAAATCATGGCAGAAGTATATTCACTACCACCACCTGTTAAAAATGCTCTACCTGTGTTTAATTCATTACCCTCTGACCAACTTGCTCCATTCCAAGTTTCACTTTGTTGTGGATTAGTAGATGGACTTCCTCCATATCCACCAGCTAGAACTGCAGCTGTAACTGTTCCACCACCTTTTAAAAAATATCTTCCATCATTTATTTCACTGACTTCAGACCAAGTTGAGCCATTCCATTGTTCGACATTATCAATACTACTTGATCCGCCAGCGTATATTGCAGCTGTTTGTAGTCCTCCAACACTTCCACCAACATTTCGACCAGTATTCATATTATTAGCTTCAGTAAAACCTGTTCCATTATAAGTCATTGTATCTACTCTTAATGGGGTACTCTGTGCATAACCAAATATAATTCCTGCAGTTTGTGATCCTGTTGCTCCGCCTGCCGCACCCGCTGTACCTAACTCAGTGCCTTCTGACCAACTTGTTCCATTATATTCTTCAACGTCTGTTGAAGAACCTCCTCCTCCAGCTGCAACTCCTGCAGCCAATGATCCAAAATCTGCACCTTGTTCTCTACTACTACTCATTGATCCACCTGATGACCAAACACCTGATGGTATCCCAGCCGCTTTTCCAAAACCTTTTAAAGCTGAGCCTCCAGATAAAAATAAATCACCTTCGTTTAAGTGAGGTCCTGAAGGGAAAGTCCATTGTTCTGTTGCAGTTTGCACAGCACCTGGTGATGTGCAACCAGAAAAAGCTAAAGCTTGTGTGTTACTTCCATTTGTGCTTCCACCAAGTTCTCGTCTACCTGTACCTAAATCATTTACTTCAGTCCACGATGTGCCGTTCCAAGACTCTGTACTTGTAAGCGCTGTTGAAAGACCACCAAAAGCTAAACTGTTTGTGCTCGAAGATCCTGATCCTGCTAATAAATCTCTAGCTGTGTTTAATTCATTGACTTCAGTCCAAGATGAACCATTCCAAAGTTCTGTAGTGTTAGA